ACGAAAGCTTTGAAACAGCTAAAAAAGATATTGGAGCAGATAGCTTAAACATGCTCCAAGACTTTATCGGAAAATCTTACCCTGAAAAAGCAGGCCAAGCGTTACTCAAGGAAGCGATTAAAAACAAAGAAGTTAGAGATGACATTCTTGAACAGCGCACCAAGTCTTTAAACTCGACCATTCCAGGAAGCAGCACGGTAAACGTATCTAATTACAGCGCCGTAAATCATGAGGATGTTCGTAAAGCCCGTGAGGTTATGATGGGCGCAAGAGGAAAGGCACGCGTTGAAGCTCAAGCACGTTATGTTTCCTTGAGCTCTCAGTTAGCCCACCGAGGGTAGCTTTGGTTTGACAAAAAAATAATAGAGTTCATACTGTGTGTATCTAATAAAAAAAGCCCCTAGGGAAACCTTTGGATATTAGGTCACACATAATATTGGCCGGAATGACCGCAACCCAATAGTTATTAATAAGCTCGATGTTTCAATAGAAACATTGTATTTGTTTTTACTATTAGGAGCCGCAATCATGGCAGACCAAATTGACTTAGCAACAGCGTCACAACTGTTTGACACCGAAGTAACCATTCGTTACCAGAATAAACAATACTTAGCGGATACCATTGAAGAACGCCACGGCACAACCGGTGAAGCTACTAACGTTCCAGTTTCTGATATTATCGAGATGGAAAATCAAACGTTCGCACCAACCGATATTCCAGTAACTCCAGTTGACGCAACCAATGTTTTGGTTGTTCCATACAACTACGCATTAAAAACTGTTATTGGCGGTGGTGAGAAAACACTATTTGCTTACGATAAGATTGTTGACCATGCAAAACTTCATGCATTGGCGGCTGCTCGTATGGTCGATTACATTAAAATTAATGCCCTCGTAACTTCATTAGGTTACAGCACGATTTATACCGTTGATAAAGCTGTAGGTGTTAACACAGGTATGAATGAAGGCAAGATGGCACAAGCATTATCTTACCTTGAAAACCAAGGTGTTGAGGTAATGGATCACGCTTGTTCGTTGTGGCTTCCTGCAATTACCAAGCAATCCATGCTCAATGATGACCGTGTGGTTAACTTGTTTTATAACGACAAACGCCCATTAGTAGACAATCAACTGAATTCATACCTTGGTGTCGATATTCGTACCTTGGGTGCTAATGGTATCAACACAATTCCATACACAACCGACGGAACAGATGACACGTATTTGGTGCCGTTAATTCAAGAGGATTCCATGGTTCAAATCTTCAACCGTGATGTGCAAACCAGTATTACATGGGTTGCACAAAACGACCGTTGGGAATTGCTAACCGTGTTAACTTCAGGCGCAAACGTTATTCAGTATAACGGTATTGCATTGATTGAAACGGTTAACCCATACGCGGCTAATCCATAAGGGGAAATTTTATGTCTAATTTTCAAACTTTTGCATTAATCACTGAAGGCAATATTTCCACTGCTCCAAGTAAATTTATTGCAAGTACAACTGATAGTCTGGCTACTATTTTAGTAGCTGGCTATGTAACTGACTTAGCGGCTAAGATTAAAGCTAATGATGTTATCTCAATTAACTACGCTGATTTATCAGTGTTTCCATTGAGTACAGGCGAGAGTGCTTCGTATGCTGAATTTGTTGTAGGTTATGCAAGCTCCGCGTGGTCGCTAACTCAGGTTCCTAGTTCAGCATTTAAATCTGCTTCAGTTGCTATAACAGCCGTTGAATTTAATGGAATGTACGTAGCGCCAAAACTGTTGGTTGCCGCACCTGGTGCAGGTTATCAAATCGTTCTGGATAACGTATCACTTGTTGAAACCTATGTTGCAGCAGCGTATGCGGCTGGGGGAGTAGCAGCGATTCAATGGGGCAGCACAGCCAATGGCGCGGGAATTATTGCATCAACAACGTTAGCAGCGGCTACCTTCCAGGTAACAGCGAGCACAGTATTTACCTTTAATCGTGGTGTTGTACCAGCTCCATTTTCATCAACCTCGAACAAAGGTTTATACTTGAGTAATGTGACCCAGGCTTTTACAACGGGTGACAGTACATTTGTAGCGCATGTAAATTACCACGTTATTGCGGTATAACAGATGCCTACGCATTTACAACTTGTAAATCGTACTCTTTCTGAATTGGGGCGGCTTTCGGTCGCCTCAGTTGAGGAAAGCCCCGACGCGCAAGCAGCAAGTGCTAAGATTTATGAATTAGAACCCGAGCTTTACCTGGATTACAACTGGACGTTTTTAGTTGTATACCGATTCGATGACACCCCATTAACCACAAACTTTTCACCTGATTACAGTTACACATACCAGTTACCTGGAAACTTCGGTAAGTTTTTTAAATGGCAAGCAACAGGCTCACAATGGCCTATCTATGAATTTGCAGATGGTTTATTGTTGGCTCAAGTTAAGCCGGTTGGTTATTACTACATTGTAAATCAAGCTGACCCTTCCGTTTACCCTCCTTTATTTGCTCGCGCTCTTGTCTTGTATGCAGCGTGTAAGCTTGCTCCTACGCTAACGAATAACGTACAGCTCACCCAATACCTTGAGAAAGAATATCAAAAAATGATTGCCAAGGCGATTATTCAGGATGACATGGAGAGGCCGGTTCGAGGTTCACCATACAATGACTTCCAAAGAGTCAACTTCGTTTAAATTTATACATCCTGGTGTTTAATCAAATAACTAATGGCATTATTTAATTCTTCAATAGAGTCATTAAATTTCCCTAGGCCAATATTGCATTTAAAGCAAAGAAGTCCACGAACCTTGTTAGAGTCATGACAGTGGTCAACAGCAAGTTTGCGTATATTAATCTGTTTATTGTCTTTTATTGTTTCGGGGTTAAGGCAGATAGCGCACTTATAATTCTGTTCTCTTTCTATGGTATCGTATTCATCCTGAGTCATACCAAATAGACGCTTAAGCCTCCTGTGGGAAGCAGCGGTTGGATTTGTATGATATCTCTCTAGAGAACGTTCTATTAACTTTTCTTTATTTTCCTGGTAATTAACATGACCTTTTGTAAGGTTTTGTTCATGATGTTTATACCAGGATTTAGTCTTTATTTCAGAATACCTTTCTTTATTATCTTTTTGCCATTGTAATGATTTATTGGTGCAGTATTCTTTATTATTGGATGCCCATTTTTTAGTTCGAGCAGAATGACAAGGTTTGCATAAAACACCTTTTCCAAAATTATAGGTTTGCTCTAATGTTAACTCACCATGAACCTTACAAACTTTGATTATATCAGACATACTCACTCCTCCGGTGTCCTCATGAATAATCGAGTCAAGTAAGTGAGGTTCTTACAATTCGGCTGGCCTGCCTAGACTCGAAGCGTTATGCTATCATGATATTAATAAATTACCAATGAATGGTGGTATGTTGCATGGCAAATAAGATGATACGCCAAAGTAGCTTCAATTCCGGAGAAGCAGACCAAGTTACATGGAAGCGAACCGACGTTGAATCCTATTTGACCGCTGCACAAAAGCTTTTAAATTGCGAAGTCGGCACAACTGGCTTGGTTAAAAAGCGCAAGGGAACAGTCTTTGAATTAAACGCCACAAATTATGCCTCTCAAGCATCAACCATGTATGAGTTCGTTGACAAAAACGGCGAGTACTATTTAATACTTGGCGCACAAGGTGCATTTTACGTTTTTGGTGTTCCGGAGTCTGAATCTTTTGTTGCGACGTTTAATGGGAATTTAGTAATAACGGATACAGGCGCAAATGTTGTTATTAACGACCCAACATTATCGTTCGTTCAAACCATACCTACTGATTACAACGCTTCAGATTTAGCCGGTCTTGATTATACCCAAGATAATGACTCACTTATTTTAACGTCCCCACTGTACCCACCTGGCCGAATCTTCATATCAAGTTACGAACCATTAACTTTTGCATTTGAATATTTAAATATCTACCCATTACCGGCCTATGATTTCAACAAAGTAAATTATAATGCGACAACGGTTGTCATTGGTGGTTCGGGCATAAGCGGTGGAACGATGACAATTGCATTTTCTAACCTGCCAGCCACAGCGGTTTATAATAATGCATGGGTAGGCGGACAAATAGTAGGAGGGGGCGTAAGCGCAACCTCACCTATTGGTTATGGAGTAGTAAAGAGCAGCG